CATAGGGCTAGTGTTCGCAGGTTAACTCCGGGCCAATCCTTACGGTTTGGAGTCCTGGCCGGTCGATGTGCTGTTCCATTTGGTGGGTTCTCCACATCCCCAGCGGGTAGTGCTTTCATGGTTCACTCTTCCTACGTTTCTCACATGCCTTTACCCTTTTGGGGCAGTACAGTGAATGTTTCGGGCAGGGGCCAAATAGGTCAGGTCACAGGGCTGGTGCCTGTTGAAGATCACTCCTATTGACGCCCGCTTAGCGGTGGTGGTACCATGATGGCAGTCCCGCACACGGGGCCTCGGCTTATGATTTACGTGGTCTAGCGGTGTTCGTTGGATGCAGTCTATGCCATCAGGCACAGCTTTCGCTATGTGACATAGATTTAGCCTGCACCTTCTAATCCTGCCAGTGTCCGCCACGGACTAGAGCTAGTCAATGCTTTGCCAGGCACACTTGACCTATGTGCTTGTGGGTGGTGTGCGTGTGTGCCAGATGACGTTTCGCACAAAGCCTTGGGGCCCTCACAAATGGCGATGCCACATTGTGAGGGACCTTCTGGTGTGTGGTGCCGACCATGGCGGCTAGCATGGGTTCTATATGCATCAGCCTGCGCATTAGTCTTGGGGTTGCATGAGCGGGAGGGAAACATTCACGGTATACAGCCAAGCTGCGATAGATAGTCCTTTGGGCATATGCCATTGCTTGTATGAACTGCTCCCGGGTCATCTCCCGTGTTCGATAGGTCATACCCCAGATCTTTTCCAGGCGGGCTGGATCAAGCACACTCATTGCATTCCCATCATCATCAACATGCACATAGGTCCTGCAGAATTCTACTTCCTCCAGTTTCTGTGTTATTCGTCCCACCTTGGTTTCCATGTTATACCTACGCATGACCATTGGGATCATGGCCACTTTAGCAACATGTTCCACGGGTATCGATAGCACTGAATCATCTCCGTTGAGCGTAATGATGTAGTCAGCTATTCCTAAATCTTCCATAGCTGACTCCAAAATGAACTCATTCAGAATGGAGTCCCCAAAAGAGGTGTCCACATCGCCTGAGCAGACAGTGCCTTTAAACCGGTATCTGAACCCTGTCATGGTCCTAGCTGAATTATTCAACTGCTGACGCATGAGTTTTGGAAGATATCGATCAGTAGGGTAAGCTGTCTTGATGCAGGCATGCTTATACTTAAGAGCCTCAACCGTGACGTGGGCGTCGAAGCTTAGATGGTCCAGCTCAATGTGCACGTAACCAGGTTTCCTGTGTTTCAGTATCTGGCTTGCCATGCCATAGAGATCCACCATCTTGGCGTATCTGCGCCTGCTCTTCCAGTCACGGAAGTACAATGCGTGCTCAAGCTTCTTTATATAGCTGCCATAATGGATGTTAAATGCTGGAGTCCTGCCCTGGATCAACCTGGGCGCTTTATACTTCTCAGTTGACATTTTCTCCATCTTGACAAAGCTAGTGACAAAGCTACTTGGTGGATGGTTTAAAGCTCTCTCGTACTTCCTTCTCTTCTGGGGTCGCATAGTCTGCACATATTCTTCATGTGTATAAGGGGTTAGCACCCCACTCCACTTCTTCCGCCACATGGCCATTGACCTTTTCGTGACTGCGAATTTAGCGGGTTCATACTCATTCAGAATAATTGGAGTGTGCCTAAGTTCCCAGGCAGCTCTGGCCGATTCCAGGTCTTGGTTGTAGTAGGTTAGGTTGGAGTGGCATCCAGCCCAATACCTAGTTTTCCCATTGGATCCTGCTGTCGTACAACCATAGCTAACTGGGTACAGGGTTTGTTCGAGCCTCATTCCATCAGGGTTTTCACAAGGACCGGCTCCTATTGAAAACCCTGGCATTTCCTCGCGATGCTTGCAGCGAGAGAAAGCATTTGTGCCGTCTCCCACAGCATAGGCATGTTAAGGATTACCCCTGTCAGCGTGTTCAATGCTGGCATGGGACTGGGTATGCCACCAGGTTCCAACACTTGACCCTGTTGGACAACTCTCCTAGTGGTGGGCACTAGGGTACCATCTATGCTGATGGCAGTTGGTTCTGGGCTTTCAAAATCTTTGATAGCACGCACCTTGGAAAATAGCTTGTACCACCCCAGCCATCTGAGAATTGCATTCTCTTCTGCGGTAGATAGCCTACAACGTTCCTGCTCCAGAACCGAGTCTACGCTAGTAGTCGGTTGTGTCCACAGGGAGTTGGCCTTTCCAATGCTCAAGCTTTGCGTCGGCTTACCTGTCAGCCAGCGCATGAGCTTTCTAACAGTCCCGGGTTCAACAGTGTGATATTGCACCACAGTCGACCTTATGACTTTATCTAGCTCATTGCCATCACGCA